ACTCTCTTAAGCACAGAGGCATCTAAGATAGGTAAAGCCTGTAAAGCACGGTCAATGTAAAATCTATCTGTTTGACCATTAATAGAAACAATAATCAACTTAAGTAAACTAGTTGTACCCTTCTTAGACTCTTTGGTGATCATTGCTTCATCTTTTGATGTTAACAATCTAAACTCTAAAACAAATTCACTCTTAGGGAGAGTAATAACAAAAGTATTATTTTCTGTTTTCTCGATCTTGTCGCTCAACTCAATCTCTTTTGACTTAAACTCGTGTAAGTCTACAGTTGCCTGGAATTGAGCCTCACAAGAAGGGCAAGATAGATTAACATTATAATCTGAGCCATAGCCATAGATTCTTGATGCTACGACTAGAGCGTTCTTATCTCCAATTAAAAGATCATCAACGCTAATTCTTTTATCTACAATAATGCTTTCTAATACTTTATTGATTGCTAAACCTTTTTTAATTAAACTCTGAGAAGTTAGAATATCCTCTTCTTTCGCTGTTAGGTGTTTGATCTCGATAGAATCAACTCCGCATAAGGGATGACCTTCTGGATAATATTCTCCTTTACTTGGAATATCTATCATCTCAGTTGGAACAATAAAATTAAAAGGGCTTGTGGCTTGTACCATCTCTGGCTCCATTTGTGGTACCTGTTGGACGTGCGGGACATTTGCCGCTACTCTATTTTTATTTCTTGACATATTGACCTCTTATTGTTTATTATAAATTATAATTAATATTTTTTAATTAAAAAGATTTGTATTGAGCATAATCGTATCTAATAGTAACAGATAAAGTGATTATCTCTTCTGCTCCATAGTTGTTTTGACCAAAGTTAACTGCCTCTAGGAAAGGATTAATCAAAATCCATTCTTCTACTGGTTTTGATTCAGCATTAATTTGAGTTAAAACAACTTGTCCTCCAAGAGCGTTGGAAGACTTACCTTTTTCGATTGTAGATCTTGGTTCATTAACGCTTGTTGTTTGATAACCAGATTTGTTCAAAGCAGCGATAAGGTTTTTGGCATTATTTTCTTCTTTATTTTCGCCATCTGTTATGGTTATCTCGATTGGGTTCCAACTTAAAACTCCAGGTTTAAAGTTGACATCGTTTAACCAAACATATTCAGATGTAGCAATAGTGAAGGATGGTCTTTGAAAAGAACGAAGAGTATAAGTTCTTATAATATCTTCGCCCAATCCAAAAGAAGCAAACCATTTAAAAGATAATTTTGGTTGAGAATCTGGAGCGCTCCAAAAAGCCATTAGTTAAACCTCATTTAAGGAGTTAATAGTGAAGAAGGGCTTCCAGTTACTGATAGAGTTGCGTAGTCATAACGAAGAGTTACAGAGTTGATTACCATCTCCTCTGAACTGTAGTCTAACTGACCGAAATCAATTGATGTGAAGAAGGCGTTGTTTAAGGTCCATCTTTCGATTTCTTTGCCTTCAGCATCCATTTGTACAATCTCAGGGGTACCAACTGAAAGAATAAATTTCTGCTTACTAAAAGAAGAGTAAGAAGTAACTTCGTCCTTTGGTGTGTTGTATCCTGCTCTGACGAACAAGTTAGTGATCACTGATGAGTGATCTGGTACTACTGGATCGATAAAAGTAACATCAACTGGATTCCAAGTTACTCTACCAGGGTAGTAGAAGGTATGAGCAACAAACTGATGTGGAACCTCACTTACTGCGAAAGAAGGTTTCTTGACTGTTTTAATTGCAAAGGTTTCAATCTTCTCATTAGGGGCAGCTTGACCACCTCCTAAAACGAAATACCATCTAAACTGTCGTTTAGGTTCTACTTTTGCGTCACTCCAAAATGCCATTAATTTAGTCTCCTTCTATTAGTAAGTAGTATTAATCCTCAAAAGCCGCACCAGAATCGGTCAAAATAAAGTCAACTGCGATAAACTCAATTGCTCTTGCTGGCTTAATGTAAATCTTAGCGTATAAGATGTTTCTATCAACCAAATCAGGAGTTGTTGTAGTCTCATCGAGTACCATCTTGAAGTCGGTGATACCAAGACCAGCCTGGACACCTCTCAAGAAAGGCTCTACCTGACCACGGAATCTGTTCCAAGTTACACGAACATTTTGGTCAAATAGAATTGTAGCAGCAAATCTTGAAATCTCACGCTTCAAGAAGATCATCAATCTTCTTACATTGATTCTATCCAAAGCAGAACCTTGGATTTGTAGAGTCTTCTGACCGAAGATTACGATCCCCTCTGCTGGGAATTGAGCAATCGGGTTAATTCTGTTCTCGTAAAGTTTATCACGATCACGAGAAGTCAATCTGTCTTTCACACCGATAACAGGAAGTCCTGCTCTACCGGCTGAAAGACCACCACGAGTGAACCCTGCTGGGGCAAACCAAAGCTCAGAAACCTTCTGGCTGTAAGATAGAGCGCCGATTGCTGGTACTGAAGGTGGTACAGTTACTGTTTGTCCGTTTGTTAGATCTCTAATCTGGACGTATGGGTACTATGCCGCACCGTAGCTAGAGTTGATTACGTTTGTTTTTAGTGTGTTAACAACATCATCGACGCTGCCTTTTCTGCCATCAGCAGAAATTGTGCTCTGCTCAGGTGGGATAAAACCACCTTTCAAATCGATAATTGCTAGAGCATCGCCACGAGCCTCACACATATCAACAAGTTTAGTGTTGAGAGTTGAGTTGACAACACCCGGCATTGCTGCTAGGTTGTACTCTACAACCTCTGGATCTCTAATAGAATCTAGAGCAACGTTTAGAGAGTTAAATACAGCGCTGTTAGTACGAGAAGGTACTGTACCAGCATCTGGGTAGTTAACATCACGAAGCGGCTCAGACTCTGTAATATCTAGACCGTCAAAACCACCAGCAAACACTGTTGTGAATCTATCGACGCCTGCGTCAATAACATCTGTGTATGAGCCGGTACCACGAAGATAAGTGAGACCGCCACGATCTGCTGCTGCGGCACGAGCGCCCTCTTTGTGAGCATAGAATCTTGATCCTGCTGATCCTGTTTCGTAGCACATATCATCTAGTGAGAAGTTAAAAGAAACTTCACTTAGATTGTCGTTAGCAGAGAAGTTATCAACTTGTCTTGGGAAGATCTTAAGGTGATCTCTAACTGACTTGTTTAATCTTGAAGTGTCGAAAGTCGCATCAACACCGTAGAATACAGACAATGGATCAACCGGGCTTCCCTCAGAAGCAGAAACTCTTAGGCGAAGTTGTGGGAACTCAAAGTTGATGGCGCCATTTGTTGCTTCTGCGCCATCAATGAAAGTTGTAACAGCGTCGCCATCGTAGTTGCTGTAGTTGCCTGAAACAAGAGTTTGTCTTGTGGCTGATCCGGTTTGGTCATTAAACGCCTTAAACTGGATTGGACCACGGACACCGAAAGGTAAGAAGCGAGGATCGGTGTCGCCTAACTTAACCTCATCTGGCATAGAAACATAAACATACTTAGAAAGATTTGGGTAATCACCAAACTCTCTGTATCTCTTGTCTCCGTCGTCCCACTGTAGGTACTTATCACCAATCTTCTTACCAATAAAGTCTGGTGAATTTGGATTTAGGTTACAGTTATTAAATTGCTCAACGACCTCAACTCTGTTGTCAGTATCGCTAAGTTTTCTAATTAAAACGCTGAAAGATCCGTAAGGCTCATCAACAGTGCTGTCAGGTGCTGCTCGTAAATTTGAGATAGAAACTTTTAGGTTTCTAGCAACATAATCACCACTATTTCTTGCGACAAGCTTAAAGAGATTTTGCATATTGTCGTAAGAGTAACTACCGGTAGCAGATTCGCCTGTAGCAAGATCCTGTGAGAAGAAGTAGCCAGTTTGAGCATCTTCGTAATCTCTCTTGAAATCACCACCTGAAACGTTACCGCTTAGAAGTGGTAGAATAACACCAATTTGAGTTCCGGTGACGCCACCTTGAAGTTGTGAAACGGCACCTTCGTATGACTCACCTAACCAATAACGAGTGTAAGAGTTGCTGCTAGTGCGGACAACAGCGCTGTTAGTTAGTGTTGGATTGGTGTTGAAAACCTTTCTAATAAATTTATCATCAGTATCTGTGAAGTTAAAAGAGGTATCAACGAGAATTCCTTGTGTACCAGCGGCAGATGAGCTAATTTGTACTTTAAACTCGTTTTGTCCCACAGAGTCGATGTAGATACCTGCGCCAACTTCATTGGAGCCGACATCAGAGCGTATACCAGAAAGAC